AAACGAAGGACGGCGGCGTTTCATATCATCCGATTCAAAATATTTACAATCACAACAATATGGTTCAGACATTCAACAGTTCCTTTACATAGGTTGTTTGATATTCATTGCAGGTGAGCAAACGGGTGGCATGGTGCTGGCATGGCGACGCATCATGCTGATGGCCCAACATGGCATGGCCCCGTTTGAAAATAGAAAACCGAGATTGCCGACATTCCCACACGCGTACGCGCACACACATGCTGTGAGGTATATATAGAGAGAGAGGGTGTTTTTCTATATATATTATTCATAACCTCTTGTTCTTTTGCTATTTGCGATTTTAAGAAAACCGCTTTTCGTTGCGCGGTTTTCTATCGGTAATCTGGCTTGCGACATCTCTATGGGCATTGAAATGGGGATTTTGCAGAGAAAACCTCCGAGGCTTTCTCCCAAATGGTTTACAAAAGTATCCAACCCGTCCGGGGCTTGGTACTCCCTTCAACGGTTTGAAACAGAATCCGCTTCTGCTTGGTCAGCGCTTCGAGCACGCTGTCATACATATTGGGACTGGTGGCCAGTTGCCGGCGTAAACGCCAGTCGGCGGTGGGATACAACTTTGTCTTGCCACTTTCCTGGCAGCGCCGGAGGTAACGCAATGCTTTTTTACAGACCGCGTCGAATTCGTTGGTGCTGACATATTGATAGGCCATGTACAACATGCGCTGGATTTGATGCTCGACGAACGCACTGGCCCAGCGCACCGCATCGACACTGATTTGAGGTTGGCTGTGGTTTTCACTGCACGCATAGAGCAAGGCTAACTTGCGTGCGTTCTCATTGGCACGGCCCCACACCGTCATCGCCACTTCATCCTTGCGATCCTCAGCCTGGGCATATTCGTTGTCAGCACTTTGTCGGAAGTCATTGATGATTGCTTTGGCCTGCTCGCTGTAGGGCACAATGACAGGCACGGGATAAAAGCCGATGAGGTTGCCACGGTGTTCACCCGGTTGATAGTTACCCCACCACCGCGCGGTATCCACCAGGCGGACAGGCATGGTGTCGACAAGCCCGGCTTCCTGGCCTGGTGAACGTTTACCTGTATCCACAATCACCATGCGGGCAAAGAAGCCGTTGGTGAGCATGCGCTCAGACATGGCTTCGTAGTAATGCGTCGGGGTTGCGGTGCCAAAGACGGTGAGATGCGGTTGATGGATGACACCGGGGATACGCGGCTTGCCTGCTTTGGAGCGCATCGAATACATCATGCTGGCTGAGGAAAACAGTTCCAGCAGCACGGTCATGATGGATTCATTGCGCGCGTCCTTGGACTTGTTGACCGATTGAAGGATGCCATCGATCTCATCAGTCTGGTACATGGTGCAGGGCTGGACAGCCAATTGATCTTCGATCCCTTCACCCGATGCAAACTTGCGACAGAGCGATTCGCTCATGTTGGCGGCAATGGCCAGGTGGGCATTGATCTGACGTGGGTAATTCTTACCCGCAGAAGATGAGCCCAGAGCGAGCAGGTAGATATTGGTGCGCAGGTCACCCGCTTCCCGCACCTTGCGCCCGCACAGGTATGATTGCATGGCCAGAGCGCCACAGAACGCCATGCCCAATGACGGGTACGGCGCGTTGGCCATACAGAAGTCGATCACCTCGCCGATGAAGCCGGGAATGTAGAGCAGGTTTTCGGGGAGCGGCCCTGGATCGGGAACGGTTGATGTGACATCATCCTGTTCATCACCATCGAGAATCCCGGATAGATCGACACCGAGGTCTTCGGAATCGTCACCGAACCCGAACTTCGCCAGCCTCTTGGTTGCTGCGGTAAAATCACCACCATGTTCCAGCAATGCGTACACAGCGAAGGGTGAGTAACCACGGTTGGGTTCGAAGAGATCAGCATTGGAGGAGAAGACGTAGAACACCCGATCCTTGAGCGTAGCTGACCAGCCGGTGTCTTTGCCGGGGCGACACCAGTATTCATTTTCACCGGGGGCAGCGAGTGTCCAACCGTGTGTTTGCAACAGGTCACGTACATCACCACGCTTGTTGAAATCGTCACCGGGCCTGTGGGTATTGTGCACAGACATTTGGCACATGTGCGAATTGTTCGACGATGTGCCACGCATGTTCGAATTCTCTGTCATTGTCTGGCCAACATTCGCACCTGTGCTCGCACCGTCGACCACAGGTGGCCAATACTCATTGAGTTCCCAAGCCGTTTGCAACAAGGTGTCACGTTGGGATTCTGTGAGGACGGGCAATTTGCACAGATCGCCTTGCATCAATTCATAACCGGGTGTCGGTGAACAGAGGAACAGCCCACCCTCCCCGCGGGTTTCGATGAGGGTTTGAACCTTGTCATCCACCTTACGCTGGGCCAGCTTGATGTTGCCGCAGACAGGTGTGTCGCAACGGTAGATCACATGCATGCCCCCGGAAGGTGTCGATTCGATCACCAGATGGTCACGCAGATCAGGATCGATACGATCCATCCATGCGGGGAACAATTCGCCGCCACCGTCAAAGTCGATGATCTCCAGATTGCCAGAGACGGTGCCGCAGATGATGCAGAGTGCATCATTGAAAGGCCACGAGGTAAGTTCGGCAGGCAGTGGCAATCGCTGCTGATACTGTTTCCACTTGCCGACAGCGGGCCGTTTTTCCGTGCGAATGGCAGGCAGGACGGATAAGCCTGCATTCAAGTAGTTTTGAGCGGTATTCATGATTGGTTCATTCATCAGTTGCACATGATTTCCTTTGTTTGATTCAAAGCCGAGTTGGCCAAGGCCCAGTCTTTCCATGCGGCAATCTCCCGCCGCAGTCCATTGATATCTGCTGGTTGGGGTGGTGAGATTCTTCCTTTCCAAGCTGTGCGAATGCTCTCGACAGTCATCAACTCCGCATCACCTTCAATGATCAACACGGTGGCCGGACAGAGTAAAGTCAGTCGTTCAAACAGAAGTTCCTGCCCTTTGCAGATACGTTGATGCTCTTTCCACTCGAGAAACAACAGGTTGCCACTGATTTCCGTGACGGCGTCAATATCGCTGAAGGCAATCCGGCCCGGCAGACAATCAGCAAACAGTTCTATCTTTGGGCGCTTCTTGAGATTGAAGCAGCCCTGCCGATCACAATTCCAGAGCATGGGGTTGAACCCGTTACTTGGCGACATGGCACACACTCCCCATATCCTTGAATGCAGTGGTAAAGCCATCGATGTTGTTGCCGATGTACAGCACTGCCTGTCCCTGCAACGGCGCGGAGGTTTTATCTGGATGCCAGAAGCGCACCCGCCCAGCGGGAAAGCACACCGCAGACGCAACAGACAGCAAGGCTTGGAACCATCGGGTTTCTGTCGCGTTGTTCACCAGGACAACAGCTTGCGTGACATTTTGATCCTTGTACTCTTGGACAAGTTTTTCGCAGAACTGTTGGATCAAAGGTTGGGCATACGGCGGATTCATGAACACCCGGCCATGCCAGTCCTGTTGTAAGCCGTCATCGTCGGAGGTGTAGATTCGCACTGCACCGACAACCTTGTTGGCAGCTACACTGGACGCCGGATCGAGGTCGATCCCACCCATGGCGTCCGTTGCCCGCTCGATGTACTGCGCCGGGGTGTACCATTCGTTATCACCGGAGTTGTTGGCTACGTGGGGCTTGGTCACGGACTCACGTGCCTGCTCGATTTGTTCAGGAGTCGGATTCTCAGGCAAGGAACGTGCGGCCTGCACCACTTCGTGACGAGCAGGTTTGATTTGCCCACTGGCGATTTCACGCTGTAAGTCGAGTTTGTCCACCGCGTCAGCAAATTGGCCATCACGTTCAATGGTGCAATGACTTACACCGTGCTGTTGAGCCAGTTGATCAGATGTTCGCAACCGATCCTCATTTTGAGGCACGGTTGCCTTGGGTGTACCTACACCACCATCATTTTTTGCCCGTTTTAGTCGGTTATACCGCCGCCCACGCAAAAGACTCATCTGTTCAAGCGACAGATTCCGCCTGCCCAACTGATGCGTGTCGATCCAGTCGGCAGCAGCTGCCCGGTCAGGTAGACTGACACCATGTAGTTCGTAATCAAGACCATACCGGTCACAGATCACCTTGCGATTGTGACCATCAAGCAGAATGCGATGTTCAGTCCACACGATCAGTGGATCGATACAGCCGTCGCGTAAGAGGTTCTCTTCCAGGCCGGACAGTTCTTCCTCCGTTAGCGGTGGAATCAGGCTCTGGAATTCATCATCAATGATCACGCCAAGAGACGCATCAATGATTGAGGGGTTGTTTTCAACATTGGTTGTATTCATGAGGTTGCCTTTCAAAAAGGAATGTCGTCGTCGGGCCATTGAGTCCACGGTTGATCAGGCGATACTGAGGTGGCCACGGGTTCACGTTCATCGCTGCCATCCACACGTGGTGGGATTGAGCCAAGCTGGTGCTTGATAATGCGGTCGAATTTTTCGCCGGTCACCGACCGCACGGTGATGGACAAGGGTTGTGCCAACGCACCGGCCTCGGCCAACTCAACAGCCTGTTCCACGGTGTCAGGCATGGGTTCACTGGAGCGAGCTTGCCACCATGTGCTGGCCTTCTGCCAGGCATAGCTGCCCATGGGGTGCGCGACGCAAATCCATTCACTGTGGTATTCGTTGAACCCGCAGCGGTAATCAACACGCAGCGTCTTGGGATGATCCGGCGGCGCGCCGCGTTTGCTGTGGACGCTGTAATACACTTCGGCCACGTCGTAATCGCTATCAGTCACCTGGCCCGTCAGGACACCAGCTGTCGACGCACTGCAATCATGTTTTTCACGCTCAGGTGGCGGGAATTCATGACCACAATCCGGGCACACACTGTAGGACGCATGAATCAATGCCTGACAGTTGGGACATTCCTTAGCTGGCGCTTCGCTGTCACCCTTCCGTTCCGATTTATCCTTGAGTTGCAAGGCATCGACCGGGCCATGCCGCAGGATGTTGCCACCGAAGTCGAGCACCAGGCAGTTGGTTTTGTCCGGATGTAAGCGGAACCCGCGACCCACTGACTGATAGAACAAACCGGGTGAATTGGTCGGACGCAGGAGAACAACGCAATCAATGATGGGCGCATCAAAGCCCGTCGTCAGCACATTGACATTGACCAGATATTTCAGATCGCCATTCTTAAAATCGTTGAGTGTCTTGTCCCGCTCAAAGGGCAAGGTTTCACCGCAGACGAATCCACATTGGTGTCCAAACTTCTCCAGGATGCGTTGCACATGCAAAGCATGTTTAACACCTGCAGCGAAGATCAACACCGAATGGCGATCATGGGACTGCTCAAGGATTTCCCGGCAGGCGGAGTGAACAAGACCATCGTCATCCATCAACGCTTCAACTTCACCGGCGATGAATTCACCACCACGGACGTGCAGCCCCGATGTGTCAGCCTTACGCCGGCCAGCCTTGGTGACAAGCGGACAGAGATATCCCTGAGCAATTAACTCACGAACCCCAACCTCATAACACACGTGATTCAACAGGTGATCGGGAGCAGGACCACAGATCGTCCCACTGGTCATGCGATACGGAGTCGCCGTCAATCCGATGAGACGAACATGTGGATTGACCACCTTGGCATCAGCCAGGAATTGCCGGTACATCCCTTCGCCACCGGAACCGCCCGTTGGAATCATGTGTGCTTCATCGATCAGGATCAGATCAAAGCGATCCAATTCCGCAGCCTTGCGATAGACCGACTGAATTCCAGCCACGATGATGGCGTGATCCGTGTCCCGACTTTTCAACCCCGCCGAGTAGCATCCGATCTGGTGCCACAGATCGGGTGCCATGACATGCAACTTGTCGACAGCCTGCTCGATCAATTCCTTGACATGAGCAAGAATCAGCACACGACCATCCCACTTGGACACCGCATCTCGGCAAATGGTGGAAAGTATCTGCGTTTTCCCCCCAGCTGTCGGGATGACAACACAGGGGTTGTCATCCCGACAGCGCAGATGCTCGTACACGGCATTGACCGCTTCGGCTTGGTACGGGCGCAGGGTGATCACAGGTTGTTGGGCACATGCCTGTGTCAATCCACCACCTCCTCAGGCAGCATGAATTGTTCAACGGAGATCGGGTAGATAAGCCGGGGATTTTCACCATTGAGCCAGGCAGTCAAGACACGTTCAACCTTGCCGTAAACCTCTTTTTGCAAGGTTCGATTGCGCGTGCTGCCCATGAGCATGAGTTGATGACGCAGCTTGATGATGGTGGAATCCCACGGGGTTTCAGACACACCGGTTGACAGGACGCGACAGAATTGGGCAAGCTCATCGTGATCCACCGAGTACCAGGCACGTGCGATCACACCACGGACATAACCCACCGCGATGCCCTTGGTCTTGGTGGCCACATGTGCTGTTGCAAACTGCACAGCATCGATGTGCTTGTCCATCAACAGGACTTCTTTGTAGTACGCCAGTCTTTTGCTGTCGCTCAAACCGCGAATCATTTCACGCAAGGTGGCAGTATGGTTGGGAGACACGCCATCCAGGCCAAAGACACCATTGAGTCGCATGCGATCCACGACCGTGCGAGCTTTCATGCCATCGATGGCATCGACACTTTCAACGGATATGCCGAAGGACACGGCCATGCGAATCGTGCAGCCGGATTGTAGAATCGCCCAGAGTCGATGTTGACCGTCAACGAGGATTCCCTGATCACTGAAGGCAATCCCTTGATGGGTCATACGCCATTTACCGGCCTCCATATCCTGAGCGAGGATATCGACATGTTTGGGATCGATGCGCCGGTTGCGGACATTGCCTTCAAGCCATTGGGTTGCGATGTCGGGGTTGATGTTCATGTACGTGGTTTTGACCTGGGGGATGGGGTTACTGGTGAGTGTTGCAATCATGCTTGGTTCCTTCCTTGCGAGAGATGATTCGAATGGCTTCTTCTGCCAGTTGCTGCATGTAGTTTTTGCCGTACAAACCGATCATGCATTTGGCAGCGAGTTGGGGATTGTTTAAGGGCAGTGACACCGACCGCATGGGGACAGGGCTGTGTTCACTGTGACAGGCCTTGGGCCGATAGGCGTTTTTGGCAAAGTCTGGAGATTGAGATGTTGAAGACTTGGGGGTTGAAGCACGGCCAGTTTTGCGCATTTTCATTTGGGCAACACTGCCGTGTTTGGTTTTGTAGGTACGAGGTGAATTTTTTTCTAACTGCGGAATTTCCGCAGTGAGAATTTTTCTTGTGTTTCCAACGGTTTTATCACTCACACCACATTGCCTTGCAATTACTCTGTCAGCCCATTGGCCCCATTCTTCATCATCCAACAGTGTTTGGATGGCTTTACGCTTATCCTCATTGCTCCGACGCAAACCGTGTGATGCATTGGCACCGACGGAATAGAGAATTGCATCGCGGCGTGTGCCTTGGTGAATATCAACCGCTATTGATTCACGCTTGCCTCGTTTGCTGGCCCAATACCGATGAAACCCATCGGCCAGCCAATAGGTTGAACCATCATGGAAAACGGTCACTGCCGGCAGATCGACACCGTTGGTGTACAGGTCGGCATACTCGGCCACGATATCTTCATCAATGGCCACACGTGGTTGGGTACCACCATCGATGCGAATCTGATCGAGCTTGAGTGTCTGGGTTTGAATTTCAGTTGTCATTGAGATATTCACTTTCAAGACTGGGCATCGAGCCACCGCACAACGGGCAACGATGAAGCGGATACGACTGGATTCGCACGACGAGTTGGCCGCCGGGGATGGGGAGACGACGTTGCACAATCAGCATGTCCACTTGGCTGTCGTCCTCGAAAATCCCCGCATGCTGCATCGAATCCAGCGATGCCTTCTGGATGTTGTCCAGGTCACGCCTTCTTCGATCCGGAGGGAACGCGTCCATCGCCAGGGCTAGGCGACCATCGCGTGGAGGTTGGCCACCGAAGCCCTGGCACTGTGTCATCACCTGCTGGCGATACGCCCGGCCTTGACGACTGATTAGCGTTCGCCCCTTAAAATGCCGCCAGTAGTGGTTAACCGACGGCGGGTATGGCAAGACTAATTCCATGCATTACCTCCTTATCGCTTCCACGGTGCGGGAGCACTGGACGCTGTGGCTTGTTGGGGTTGGGAAGATGAAGCGTTGGTTGTGCTGGAGGATTGCTTGGGCTCGTAACCACGAACCTCATTGACCAACTCGTCGGAGTCCGTTCGCTTTTTCAGCTTGACTGAGATGACAAGGGGCAGATTATGAAGATCGACACTGTCGCGCGGCTGCATGACATTGACCGCGCGGCAGATGGCCGACAGATCGCCACGGGCAATTTTGACGGCCGTCGCGTTGGGGTTGTCCAGGTTCAGACGAGCCCACAGTTGCCTGCCTTTATGAGCGCCTTCCAGGATCGAAAAGGTCAACTCCAAAAAGCTGCCGCCCCCGGATTTTGTGGGTTTGGTCTCCGATGCGGTGATGGCGGCCAGGTATTTGCCTGCCGGGATCGGTTCGAACGAACTGTTGGGTTCGACATCGTTTGCGTTAAAGCCATTGAGATTGGCCATAGGGATATTCCTCCATTCATTGGAAAATGGTTGTTGACAAAAAATGCTGCGTTTTGCGGGTTAATGCTTGTGCTTGGTGGCTTGGTTGGACATAGGTTTGTCGGCTTGCACCATTGCTTCCATCAAGGCGTACCAGGACAACGGCAGTTCCGTTGGCAGGCCATAACGGTTCTTGGCGATGCAGGCCGGGCTGCCAACGCAACGCATGACACGTTCGCCGCCATCCTTGCCCAAGCCAGAAGCTAAGGTGCGGTTGCGATTGAAACCAGCGTCTTCGGTCTTCGTGATAATCTTGCGCGTCGCAAACAACACGGCGTCAGCCCACTCGGTAATTACCGCATTGGCATGCTTGTGCAGGCGTGGAGAAAACCGGTCATACGCGCCGACTTCCGGATCGGAGAAAGTCTCGACTTTGGCGTGCGCCAGCAGGATGATGCACATACCACGTCCCTGACGCAGCACATCCAAGCCTGCCAGCAAGCCGCGCCAATGCGTCAAGGCATGGGTGTAGCCGCGGGTGTAACCACCGTCCACCTTCTCGATGCTGTTGACACCGTAATCTTTGCACAGCCGATCCCAGATCAGGCGTTCGAGCCAGTCAAGGGAATCGATGACCAACGTCTGGTAGTCGTGCTCATCTTTGATCAACGAGTCGATGGCATTGACGACATCGTCATACGTGGTGGCCAGCGGAAAACTGGCACAATCGATTTGATCAAGACCGTCTTCGGTTTGGATGAAGATGGGCACGGGCGCCTGCGATGCTGTGGTGGATTTACCGATACCCTCGGTGCCGTAGAGAATAATGCGAGGTGGGGATTGACGTTTACCGGTGTGGATTTTTTGCAATAGGGACATGAAGCAAATTCCTAGATATGATGATCGTGACCAATACAAACAGTCGCCTGCTCCGAACTCCCCGCCCCTGAACACTCCAAGGGGCGGGGAGAGGCGACAATTCGACGAGAAACTTCCGGGGGTTAGGCAGCACTCAGCAGACGGATGTCTTCGTACCCGGTGGGCCAGTGGTTGTGTTCGCGGCACAGCAGCAACCGCTTGATCGCTGCCTGGTTTTCCTGGCGGGCCAGATGCAACGCTTCGTCACTGATCACCCAGACCCCGCAGCGGTACGGCTCTTTCTTTTCAACGGCCACGATGAGGACCGGCACCAGTTCGTCGATGACTTTAGCCAAAACCGCCTGGTAAAAAGCTAGTTGGTTGATGTAACGGTAACGGCGCGCATCGGATTCAAACCATGTCAGATCGTCACAGGTCTTTAAATCCACCACGCCTTCGTGAGGATGTATCCAGTCATAACGACACTGGCAGGACATCCCACAGTAGTCGGCCCGCAATACTCCCTCCGCCCTGCCGTAGAGCAGCAGATCGACCGCTTTGTCGTTCATACTCAGACCGCTGGCCATGTTTTCGATCTGGTCCAGATCGTCGTAATGGACACCGGGTTTACCCTGAGCCATGGCCCATTCACTGAACGCCTTTGTGTCCTTGCCGAAGGGTTTGTCCGTCTTGGGATTGATCGGGCCGCCCAGTGCAAACTGCGATTCGTACGCATCGCGGCCTTCAAGAATCCGGCAGTGCGTAGCTCTGCCGATCAGGTAAGCAGCCGTCTCCTTGTTCTGAATCAGCCCGCTGTGTTTTTTGAAATGCAGCCAGGGACATTTGATGAAATCGATCAACTGATGGCTGCTCAGATGATCCTTGGCTTGCGCATGATACTGCTCAGCCGGTTCAGTTTCGAGAATATTTAAGTCAATACTTAAATCCATTGCCGTCCTCTCTGGAAAGATATGAAGCAAAATATGAAACGTGCCCACTTATTACATAACCGGCGCAGACGAAAACTGTCCACAAAATTGGAAGGTTGTGACAGTTTTTTTACGACAGGTAGTCGTCCATGTCTTTGGACTGAAGAATTTCACGCAACGGAACAAGGTAATTCCGATAGAACGTGGTGTGGGATAGGTTCAAATGTTCGGCTGCTTGATTGGGCGACATGGTTTGCAGCAATTCAGCTACCC